TGAAGATGGGTTGGTTTTCACCAACCTCGAAGGGTTCGCGTTCATCGCGCGGGAAATCATGGCATGGGAAAAATATCATGGATAGGTTTGTTTATTTCGATCTTGAAACAATTCCGAGTCAATCGCCGGAATATCTCGAGCGATGTCGATCAAAAATAAATCCACCGGCGACAATAAAGAAACCGGAATCGATCGAGAAATGGTTCGCAGAGAGCGCAGAAGCGGCCGCACAAGAGGCATTCGACAAATCATCGTTCGATGGTGGCCGAGGTCACATTTGCACCATTGCATGGGCTAAAAATGACGGTGAAATAAAATGTTTTCACGCGGCAACCCTCGCGGATGAAAAACCATTGTTGATGGCGTTTTTCAACGATCTCGACAAATACCATTCGGAAACCCTGGTCGGCCACAACATCATCGGTTTTGACATCGGGTTCCTCAGAAAACGCGCGGTGTCTCTCGGAGTGAAATTGCCAGGGGCGCACATGATGCCGCGCGATCCGAAACCCTGGGATAAAAAGATTCAAGACACGATGATAATGTGGGCGGGATCAGGAAAAACCGTGTCTCTCGATGATTTATGTGATATTCTTGGCATCGATGGCAAAGATGGGTTTGATGGATCGATGGTCGCGGAAGCCTGGAAAAATGGCGAACACGCGAAAATCGCCGAGTATTGCCGCGATGATGTTCATCGCGTTCGAGAAATACATCGTCGATTCATTGCCGTTGGGTGGTGATAAATGTCCACCATGCAATCATAATTGCCATCAAGGGCGCGAATGTCCGGCAAGAAAAAAACCCCTCGACCGGAGCCGAGGGGCGGGAGATTGACCGGCTCAAGCCGCAAACCGGTCAAAACGGAATTTCATCATTCAAATCATCCAATGGTGGCGGGGGTGGCGGTGCCTGGAAATTGTCTTTTGCCACCGGAGCCGTTGGCATCGGATCAGGATGCACCGATAAATTCATTGATTCTTTCATCCGATTCAAACCCGCCTGGACGCGATCTCTCATGCGTTCCGATAACAATTCAAATGATGCGTTATCTTCGGGAAGCGAATTGATATACAACAAATCACCGGCGGGAGCCAACGGTTGTTGACCTCGACCCAATGGCATCATCGAGCCGATGTTTGCATATTTGCCATCCTGGGAATGAACCACCGAGATTTGCAAAGGTTTTCCCAAAACCGTTTTTAAATCAAATCCGCTCAATTCCTCGGCGGTAAATGCACGGCCGCGCCATTTCTCGAGATCAGCGCGGAGCCTCGATTTTGGATTCAATGACAACGTATAATTTTGCATCATTAAAAACGGCCGACCATCGGCCATGTTTTCATCGATCTCAAATGCCAAGTGAATTTGGTGTTTGTCACCATAACTTGTTTCTTGCATTCCAAGGTTCAAAAGGCGGGTGCAAACCGCTCGATACACCCCAACAGGGGCCAATTCATAATCACCGGATGTTTCTGCTACTAACATTTGTATTCCTTTCGTATTCGCACACAATATATAGGAAATATATTGCTCGGCTATATTCGGCCTTGATTTATTTTATGTCAAGCGGCAAATTGATCGGCACCAAAAGAGGTGAAAAGCATGGAAAAAAGATTTTTAACTGGATTTGGTGCGTTCGATACAAAGATCAAAACAGGCGAACAGTATCAAACCATTGAACTCAAAGATGTCGCGCGGCTCTGCCGAACGCCAGGAAACAAAGAAAAGCAAAACGCACAATGGGCGATCTTTTCAACTTATTGCGAACATGATGCCAGGTCGCACGATCGCCAACGTCAGGATGGTCATTTTGTCGCACTCGCCGGAGATATAGACACCGGCAACAAATCAAAGATGGAAATCATCAAGGCGATCCAAGAAATATGCGGATCGATCTATATTTTGATTTATTCCACATCCGGAGCAACGCAAGAAAACCGAAAATGGCGGTTCATCGTTCCGGTCAAGGCCAACGTTCCAGGCGCAAGATATTCCGACATCCAACGCGCGTTTTTTGATTTATTGGGGGATCGTGGGATTGAATGCGATCGAGCATTAACAAGACCAGGCCAACCCGTGTATATGCCTAACGTCCCGCCGGAAAAACGCTCTCTCGCTTCAATCCCACACTATTATGAACATGACATCATCAAAGGTCAATCGGTGTTCGAATGGGAAACCTCAGAAATTGCCGAACGCGATTATCAAAACCAAATGGATGATATTCGGCGCGAACAAGAGGCGCTCGAGGCAGCGCAGAAACGCCGCAAGGAGCGCGGAAACGATTTCGAGGATGGAAATGTCGTCGAAGCGTTTAACGAGCGTCACACGGTCGCAGAATTGCTCGATCGCTATCAATACGATCGACATGGCCAATCGGATTCATATCGATCGCGGTATCAATCATCCGGATCATATGCGACCAAAAACTTTGGCGAATATTGGGTGAGCCTATCCGCAAGCGATGCTAACAATGGCCTTGGTCGAGACAAAGATGGATATTGCGCCGGTGATGCGTTCGATCTCTTTGTTCATTACGAACACAATGGCGATTTCACAAACGCGGTTCGAAAATACGGCGAGGAAATAAATCCGGCTCGACCAACGGCCGCGCAAGTTCTCAAACCAATCATGGGATCATGGGAAGGCGAACCATTGCATCAACCCTCGCCGGCCTCTGTGCCTACCTCAACAGCCGGCGAGGGGAGCAACGCAACTGCGGCCACAGGGAGAAAAGACCAGTTCAAATTGCATCGCATCTTTACTCTAGCAGATTCCGCGCCAGTTTTAAAAGCATCATATCTTATCAAAGGGTGGCTCGGGCGATCGCAAATGTCGGTGATCTACGGACCATCCAACGTAGGCAAATCATTCTTTTGCCTCGATATGGCATTTAGCGTTGCCGCAAACGTCGAATGGAACTATTGCCGCGTTCGAGGTGGTCCGGTCCTATATCTCGCCACCGAGGGCGGTGCAGCGTTCAGAAACCGCCTATATGCTCTCAAACAAACCAAGGGCATCGATGATGCGCCTCTTTACGTTCGACCCTCACCGATCGATCTATTGAGAGCCGAGGTCGATCTACCGGCGTTGACACAGTTGATCGAGGAAATCAAAGGACAAAGTGGAGATTTGTCCCTCATCGTTGTTGACACCCTTTCAAGGGCAATGGCCGGCGGCAATGAGAATGGGCCAGAGGACATGACCAGGTTCATCGGAAACCTCGACGTTTTGCGCGATCTCACCGGCGCACACATTATGGTCGTTCACCATTCCGGAAAAGACACCGCGCAGGGTGCAAGGGGTCACTCGAGTTTACGCGCGGCCAGTGACACCGAGATCGAACTCGAGATCAATGGATCGATCCGCTTCGCAAAGACCACCAAGCAACGCGACATGGAACCCAAGCCGCCGGTCGGATTCACCCTCGAGGTTCACGAACTCGGCGCGGATGAGGATGGCGATCCGGTCACAACGGCGACCATCAAGGTTGCGGATCAATCAGAGATCGATGAAGTAAATCAACCAAGACCAAAGGGCGATAATCAAATTGCAGTGATCCAAGCGTTCAAACAATTACGCGCCGATGGTGTGGGGATGGCCAACCCCGCCGGCACTGGATGGCCACCACCAGGCACGTTTTGGACAATCGCCGAACCCGATCTCAAGAAACATGCCAAGGGCAAATTGAGCGATAAATCTAACCCCGATTCTGCCTATTCCGGCGCAATCAAGGCGATGATTAAATCCGGATATATGGTCAGAAACGAGGGCCATTTGTGGATCAAAGCGAAAGAGGGGATGATAAAATGACTACAAAAAACACTACAAATCGCCTTTTTTGGCAGGGTGATCGACTACAAATCACTACAAAAGACGAAAGGCAATGAAATCAATATGTTAGGTAGTGTGATTTGTAGTTTTTGTAGTGATTTGTAGTAATTTGTAACAACTACAAAAACTACAAATACCCTATAGGGGATTTGTAGTTTGTAGTTACCGTAGTTTTTGTAGTGAGGAAGAAATGAAAAAACATCGGCGAAACGAAGTAATCAATGCGGCCAAGAAACTCATCAATGGCGATCGTAAAAAACAATATGGCGAAAGTTCATTCCGATCGTTGGCGGCAATGTGGTCGATCTATCTCGGACATGAAATCACACCGGCGCAATCGGCGGAGATGTTGGCCATTCTCAAGATCGCCAGAAACATTAACAAACCCAAACTCGATTCATTCGTCGATGGCATTGGATACCTCGCACTGGCGGCCGAGGAAGCGTTTGGGAACGAGGACGATTTGTGATAAACAAAAAAACAGGGGTGGGGGCATATGCCTCGACATCAGAAACAAATATTAGGGGGTGGCCATGCGCGTTTCAATATTGGC